CCACCAATCTTAGATAAAGGAACCTGATGAGCAACAAGAATATCATCTCTGTTTTGTTTACGATACTCTTTAAATGATGCCTCTTGAATTCCATTCTCTACAGGATCCATCTTGAACTCTACCTTGTTGGTATCTGAATCTCCAGGAAGTGGTATATAAAGGGTTCTGTGGTTTTGTCCTTTTAGACCAGTCTGCAAGAACCTAAACATTTTATCTTCTGCCTCAGCAGATAACTTTGCACCCTTAAGCGTTACGACATATCTTGGTGTTGCCTTGTTCTGGAAGTAGTCAATATTATATTGTGATGCAAGTTGATCTCCATGAAGTGATCCAATTGCAGACATAATATCTGGTACACCATAAAATGTATTTAACGGTGAGTATTCTTTAAAATGAATAATCTCATTTGGACGTGCATCTGTTCCAAGTGGATTTGGATTAGTTGCTCCAAAGTTACGGAAGTAAACTACTTTGTTTGCAATTACTTGGACAAATCCATCACGAAGACGACGTACACGCATTGTTGTAGATGGAATATGACCAACATATCCAATGTCTCCACGAACTGTTCTTCCTACTTCAAGATAACCATTTCCTGTTGCCTGTAAATCAGTAAAAACTTTTTCCATAGTTGTAGTAAAAGAGTCTTCTGTATTTAATGACTCTAGCCAATCACTTAGTTCAATTTTGGCTCTTTCAATTCTTTTACGTGCATTCTCTGCTGTCTTTGGTTCTGATGCTTCTAACTTGAGCATAGTTCTTTTAGAAACCTTAAATTCATATCCAAGGCCTACAATATTTTCAACTTTTGCATCAATCGCTGCATGGTTAGCAAATGATGTGTCATAGAAACCTGCGAGTTCGTATAAATTCCACGGTGGTGTGATAACGTCAAATAAACCGTAAGCATTTCTAAAAACTGTTCCTGAGTTAATCTCTTTAGACTTTGCTCCGTCACGCCCTGTACTTTCTGCTCTTGAACTGTCAATGTATGCTGGTGTGGCTTCTCCCTTTACAATGCGAGATGTTCTTCTTTTAAAGTTAGCATCTAAGCCCTGAAGTTCTTTAATTACATCCCATGTCTGGTTGAATGGATCTTGCTTTGTAAATGTATCATCTTCTGGCAATGGCGTATCTGTCTTTGCTCTAATAAAAAATTCTTTTTCTTCACTCATTAGTCATCACTCCCATACTTTGCAATAGTGTCCTTGGCTGCTTGTACTGCTCCAAGGTCGTTCATTGAAGGAATCAATCCCTCTGCTAATCTTTGCTTTTGCTCAGAGTACTCTTCTTCTGAGATTCTTGTTAGACCTGGTACGAAGATGCATTCGCCATCTCCTTCATCCCCGTAATATTTTGCTGCTTCTTTAAGTTTAGATATCTGAAAGATGTCGCCTTTCATTGATTCAATGTTTAAAATAGAACCAGTTCCATCTGTAAACCATTTACCGTTAGCCTTTTTGTATACATATAGGCCCCAGTCATAGTGCTTTTCAATAATTTTTGCACGGGACTCACCCACTTGCCCTTTCATTCTGGGCAATTGCTTCTTCTTTTTAGTTGGATCTTTAGGATTCATATCAACAAGTATACCACATTAGACAGCATTAGCCGTTATTTGTTTCGAAGTAATACCTTTATAGACAGTATATTCATACCCATTAACCGTAAATACCTTATCAGTATCAATAATAATCTTATTGGTTCCTGTATAACTCTTGTAGATTGTTGAAGGGTCTACTCCATAATAACTTGTTGAAGACAAAATCAAAACCCCATCCCACACAAATGGAGATGTTTTCCAGTAATCCCATTCAAGGGTAACTGGGAGAGAGTACTTAACTCCAAACCACGGTCTAAAGTCTACCTTTTGAACCTCTTGCAAGTTTGTTGATTGATAGTAGGATATTGCATTAAACGTTATCGGTCCATTTAGATTAATTGATCCAACTCTAGAACTAAAATCTAATAAGTTTGGAAAGGATATTCCTAAGAATCCCCACTCTTTTATAGTTATGACTGGCTCTTTAACAACTTTTCCATTCCAGTAAAATCCTATACCATCTTCTAATTTACCAGTTTTTACATTTATAGCATAAATCTTTGCTCGTTCTCCACTTGGGTGAATGGCTACCATATAAAACTTTATATGATTATTCCTTGATTGAATCTCAAATATTTCTGTTGGTGCGTATGGAAATGCATCCTGGTCATATCTTATTGCTATCTGCATAGCCATAACTTTATAGTTGCTAGACATCTCTTTGTTAATTGGAATAGCCAGTCCACGGTTAACTGATGAATCGTATGTACCCTTTAATTCTATTCCAGTATATCTTGTTAAATATAGGTATGGAGAACTTCCCTTATAAATTGAAAAAGGATTTCTTTCTTTATAGTCATAATAGAATCCAGACTTTTTGTATGGATAGATTTCATTTCCAAATCTTGTGCCAATTGGATTTGGTGATGTTGAGTTAAATGCTTGAGAAGCATACTCAAGGTTTCTAATTTTAACCTTGTTATTTATAATTCCTTTTACATTAAAGTCTAAATGTGTAACAAGAGCAAGGTCTTGTATTCCGACATCTTTTGGAGGATAAAGGATCATATTGTTTACAACTTCATATTTCGTATTCATCCAGTTATCTCCTGGAACAACAATAGAATCGTTAGATGGTTTTTCTATATTAATAAAGTTTGACTCTAAAAGGTTTGCCCCATTTTGAACATATTGAAATGTGACATAAGACTTAACTAAAGAGTTTGAAGTATCGTACTTATAGTTTTTATACGCTCTATTTTTTAAATCATTATAATCTAAGTACCCCGTAAATAGTTGATTATCTAAAGACTCATAAGTTCTTTGTACTGGAAGATTATACTGATCTGATAATTCTCTATATGTCCAATTCCCTGTCTGCTCCTCTTCAACAAAGTTTGATGGTGCTGGATAGTTAATATTAAATTGAATTAAGTCAAGGTCGTAATAAGAATTGTTTTTTTCATCTTTAACAAATTGAGAAAAATATGTTAAAGGAATGTAGTCTTCCCAATATCCCTGGATGTCTATATCAAGAGTGTAACTATCAAAATAGGATGCTGGAGATAATGTGTAACTTGCAGTATGAACTTGGAACCCATCAGCAGGATAAGAGTCTACTGCTCCTGAATCAATTAACTGATCCCACTCCGCATTATTATTTCCAAAATAATCGTCTGTAGAGTTATAGGCTACGTCTACAGTACTTGAGTATAATTGAAAAACGTTTTCATCATTTACAGGAATTCCTCGTTCATTAAATAATGATTCAATCTTTTTATGATTTCTTTCTGTGCAAAAACCAACCTTATAAATTTTGCCAGTAAAGGTTTGTGTTAGATTTGACTTTCCGCCTATGTAAAACTTTAGTGTATTTATATTACCAAAAAATGATGCAACGTTTCCACCAAAATATTTAGATGCTTTATCAATATCTAATCCAACAGAAAAAATTTCTTCTAATGCTATGCCAGTAAATGGATCTGTTCCAGACCAAGAAAATGTTGCAAGAGTTTGTGAGGGTTCTGATCCATACTTTAATGAGTAAACAATGTCACTATCAATTGTTGATATTTCAAAGTAGTCTGAAGAATTTTCTGACTCTACTCTAAACAAAATCTGTGTTTGAGTTGGCTCTTCTAAAAATTTAAAAGAACCATAAAAAGATCTAATCCTCTGATTTAAAAAGTTTAGATTATCAAAATACATGTATCCGCTTGTAACAGAGTCAAAGGAAAAGAACTTATCTGGCTCGTCTTGAATCTCTCCAAGATCAGAATATAACTGGTTAATGTTTGAAGATCCTAAAACTATTTCTGGCAGTTTGTAGTCTGGGGTGCATAAAAGATTATTTTCAACACTTAGGTTGTCAACAACTGCCTGACTCCATTTTCCTATGTTTGGGTATGAATAATTATTAGTGTAGTTTGCAAAAGGGTAGTCTATATATATTGATGAGCCACTATAGGCTTGATTTATACCCTCTGGAAATTCAACCCCTTGACCATATACAAATCTTTTTTTAGCAAGAATAGTTGGAACTTGATATGTGTATATTGCAACACAGTCAATCTCTATTGGAGAAACATCTTCGTATGCATAAAATCCTATCCAGTCTTGGTCTTTAGCAGATGAGTTTAACTTTGATGGAAATTCTAAAGTGGATCCAATATAGTTTAAAGATATAACTTCTTCTCCATTAATAAGTAATGAAGAGTTGTTTTCTGAAAAACGAATATGAATAAGCATTGGTCTGGTCCATTCACCAATATAATAGGCACCAGAATTATTACCAATTTTTAAAACAAGGAATGGCCCTTCAACATACAAACCATCTGTAGATGCAATTGGACCAACAATTCTTTTCTTTGTAACTGAGTCTGAGTTAATTCTCATCCATGCTTCTAAAGTATATTCTTTATACTGACCAGCCTCAGATAAAAATCCAAGACCTGGAATAATAACAGATGGCATTGTTCCATTTGGCAAAAGTTTTGTTAAATTTGATGCACCATATACAAGTGGAATTCCTGTGTTCTTTGCCATAAGACTATCATCATTAACTAGATAGTAACCTTTGTTTTCTTGAAGACCATATGCATCTGCTTGAATTGCAAAAGATTCAGGTAGCGCAATAGTTGAAGGAAGTGAAATCTTTTGAACACCAAGAGAAGATGAATTAAACTCTTCACACCATTGTCCAACAGTAATACCATTTACTAAAAATTCATAGTCTTCTACGTTAGATGCTCCGCCAATATAGTTAATTTTTATAACAACTCTAAACTGTGTGTTATCTTCTGGAATATCAAAAGTTTCTGATATAAAAAACCATCTATTTTGAACAGATGTTGTGTAAGTTTTTAGTCTTTGTATTGTGCTTCCAGATGTTGTGTCATAATACTCATAGCCTATTTCAAAACTAGATGTATAGACACTTATTGAATTAAAAAATCCACCTATAGAAAATGTCGATAAATCTTGATTCAAATTTGAAAAGTTTGCAATGTCATTACTTATGCAGACTATCTGACCAAAGTCATTATTTGTTAAAGCCCCTGTGACTTTTGTTGTTTGGCTATCGGGGAAAGGCTCGTCAGATGTTGTATACGTACTTGAGGTTCCATTTGTTATAGTCCACAAGTTAATATTACGATCAGACTCATCTATCAAACTTATATAGTCAGCCTTATCGTCCAGAGACCATAAAGCAATTGGGTGCTCTGCATATATTTTTTCTGCATATAGGTTTGATGGATTAGACATTATAAGTCTATTTTACCACACGACTACTTGATTTTTATCTCACAATAATCTGTTGTGCAGTACATTTCCCCTTGAGCCTCAAGGTTTTCTGCTCCATCATAAATAGCAGCAAAATCAATATGCTTCAACTTTCCAATATAGGATTCATACTGTTCCTCAGTGATTTGAGTATATGGCTGTTGTGGATATGTGTGATTTCCCATTGGTAGAAAAGATACTGCCTTTAGTTGTCCCTCGTACATGTGCAGTGCTGGAACAACATGCTTTGACTCTGTTTCTTTGTCAAATGAAAGTGTTACAGAAACACCATTGTCGGACCAATACTTTTGAGCAGTTGCAGCAAGAGCAATCTTTTCAAATAGTGTTACATCTTTTTCAGATCTTGGATGACCTGATTTAATTGGGAAGTAAACTACTGATGTATTTGCTGATACTACGTCATCTTCAATTGTATACCCCGCTGCTTTGAAAAGATGAAGCATTGGATCTGTAGTTCCAAATCGAACGGCACGAAGGAAGAAGTTTCCTCCAGGTCCCCAGTGAACTCCAGGAGTTGCACCAGAAAGAATTGAAACTGATCCTGATGGCTTAACAGTTGTTACACGAATTGATTCACGAACACAAAGCCATTCTGAATATTGGTGATCATAGTGACGGATCTTGTTGTAGCCCTCGTCCATCCACTCACGAACAATTGGCAATCCTTTTTGATCTGCAAATGATGCAATGCCAGTAAGTGATGTACCAATACGACGATTACGTTGCATGATACCGTTTGTTTGTGGCCAGTGTGTTGGAACAAGTGTTACAGTCTTTCCATAAAGGTATGCAAACTTCAGGGTACGCAGAAAGTCTTCCTTAGAATCATGACGATTTAAGTGCACTTCTACAAGTGTACATAGTTCGTATGACTCCAATGGCTGCTCTGCACATGGGTTAAATCCCATCACACGATAATCTTTACCGTCTGGCGCATCCTTTAGTCTTCCATAATTACGAGCAACATCAAGCCAGATAAAACCTGGTTCTCCATTTTCTGTAATTAAATCTACATAATCTTCATACTTTGTTCCTACTTCTGCTGAAATAGAATTGTTAGACATCCATGCCCAGCCTGGGTTTTCTGGATCAAATGAGTTTCTTTCTGGGAACATTTCCGAGTTCTTAAGGTTCATGAATGTTTCATCCCCAGCAGTTCCCAAAGCAAGTGTTGCTGAGCGTCTTACGTTACCTGACACCACGCAGGTACCAATTAGGTTTACAAGGTCTACAATGGCACGAGAATCTAGTGTTTCTCCGCCTCTGGAGCCGATTACACGGTCTATCTGGTCGTGCAACTTGATAAGAGGTGCAGGTCCTGATGCAACGCCTCCAAAGCCCTTAATGGGGGCTCCAAGAGGTCTGATCAAATCATAGTTAAACTTCTGAATACTCTGGTTTGGCCTGAGATATGAATTAATCAAAACTCTCACTGACTCTACCCATCCTTCACGAGTGTCTGGGATTTCGAATATCTGTTCTGGTTCTGTTGGGGCATAGATTGAGAAATTCTTATCTTGTCCTACTGTGTCAAACCCTACACCAATACCAAGCATCAGTGCATCCATAACCCAAGCAAATAGGGCTCCTGGATCATTCTTATCAAGGTCCTTTGTAGATACCATTGCACAGTTTTGTAGTGCTGCTGAGTTCTTCTTCTCCATAGTCATAGGAGTTCCAAATGCCCACATACCGCGACCTGGTGGGGTCCACTTTAATTCAAACATTCTTTGGAATGCTTCTTGTGCAGACTTCTGTGCCTTGTAATCATTCCATGGCAAACGGTTTTCTTTAGCATGATTTTTCTGTACTGAATACATACCCTCAATTACACGACGACAAACTTCATGCCATCTTTCCTTAGTTCCATCTTCCTTCATACGAGAATAGGTACGAATAAAAGTAATTTCTCCAAGTGAATTTTCTGCTGCATCCTTAAACCCAAATGGGCTTTCTTGGCTCTTGTACTTTTCTACGAAGTCCTCTGGAAGTTTAAAACTAAAAAAATCTGACATAATATGTATCGTCCTTTCAAAAACGGATTAAGTGTTAATTATAGCAGAGTTTTACAAAAAGCAAAACTCTCCACATAATGTATAGATTTAATCTTTACAAGGTTTGCCAGTGTAAATAATCTCTATATTCTCCGTGGCCAATAACTCTTGAATCAACCCACCAGTCTTCATGAAAAGATCTTTGAACTAAAGAGTATCCAAAAGAATCTAAAATTTCTCTTTGTGCATCTCTAATTGAATCATTTCTCCAATACATATTTGCATCATGCTCAAAAGTAATTAAAGTAAATCTATAAGTGTTTAGTGGTATTGCTATTAATCCTTGAAGTGTCCAATGGCTATTTCCAACTGGTCTTCCATAATTGTCATACCCAGCATCTATGTCTAATTGTAAAAAATCAATCTGCTTTGGAAAATTATTTTTTTCAAAGTAATCTGTGTAATTAAAAGAAAGTGCATCACCCATGCAAGGATTTTTTCTATTAGCGTTAAACTCATCTCTCATTGAATCAACTATTTCAAATGATACTCCAGTCCAATCATACTCTTGCTCTAACAAAAAAGTATTATTACCATTGCTATAGTGTGCTGCACCTAATTCTACATAATATCCATTTTTCTTTTTACCTAAGATATCAATTATAAACTGCTCTTGATGTGTTTTGTTATGCATTATTTAAACAACTCTCTCTTTAGTATGGTTGGAGATTCTTCTGTTCCGCGTATAAACACAGTTGAGAAGTATCTTATTGTATCATCTAGTACTGGAAGTGATCCATGAACTATGTGTCCTCCGTGAATATATAGTGCATTTGCTTTTGGTTTAATTGTAATTTTTAAATCTGGATAATCTAGTTCCCCGCCTGCATAGTCATTATTATAATATAAACAAAAGCCATAGCCTATATAGTATGGAAGATCTGGAATCCATTGATCTGCATGATGTTTAATAAAATCCCCCTTTTTATATCTTTGAAGATGTGTTTTATCAGGATAATAAGAGTATGACTCAAAAAGATTTCTCATTTTGTCATTTATAGAATCAAAAACATTTGCCGACGTAAAGTATAGGTTTTTTCCATACCAAAAATCTGGAGTATTGTTTTGGTCTTTGGCTGATTTATCAAACCAATCTTCTTCTGGAGTATTGTTAATTATGGCATAAACATCAAAAAGTTCTTGTTCTGTTAAGAACTCTTCTACCTCATACACATCTTCGTGGAGTTTATTTATTTTCATATTTTCCTAATTAAACTTACTATTATTTATATGACTTAATTCTAAATGATTTATATTCAAATGTTTTGGAAGAGATCCAACCCACCTAATG